TCTGGTGATGAATTCACTGGCCTGTCCAGCGATTACACCGTCGGTTGCTACGCCTGAGGATTGTAATGGTTTATCCCATTTGACAATCACAGGTTTGTTTGCGTCAATATCAGCTTTTGTTATCATATCTAATCACATCTTTTTTATAGTCTGTAAAAAAAATTAGTCTGTATTTTTTCGGTATTCTGATTATTTCCTAATCTTTAAACCGGTCAATGGGTCTCTTCCAGTCATTTCGTAGTAATTGCTGGTTTGTGGAGTTTTGGTTTCTTCAATAACCACTTTTTCGGATTTAGTGATTTTTGGAGTGTCCTCATCTTCCGGTTCCTCTTCAGTTTCCTCTTCGGTTTCGGCCTCTTCGGCTTCTTCTTCAGGTTCGGCTGTGAGTTTTGCGATTGCCTCTTCTAATTTGGCAACACGTTCTTCAAGAGTAGGTTCATCCGCTTCATCTTCAGCTGGAGTTTCATCGGCTTTTTCGATTTCGGCCGGTTCTTCTTCAGCTGGAGTTTCGGCTTCTTCTTCTTCTTCAGTGGTTTCGGCTTTTTCGACCACTGGTTCTTCATCAGCAGTTTCTTCTTCAGCCGGTTCTTCGACTGGAGTTTCTTCTGCTTTTTCCTCTTCGGTCTTTTCATCCTCTTTTTCGATAGCAGGTTCTTCTTCTGCAGGAGCTTCTGCTTCTTTTATCAAGGATTTAAGACCAGTTAAGAATTCTTTGAAGTCCATTATTTTTCCTCCATCTTTTTCAAATTCAACATCCTTGCTTTTCAGAATATAGACATTGTAATCCATGACATGCAACGGGTATCCGTTTGCACCGCTTTCGACGAAACTTATCCATTTCGGGATTATGCATTCGGCATCGGCGACATCTTTGTATCTGATGATGCCACGGAGATTTGCCTTGCATCTTTCAGCAATTCTGTTTGAGAGGCTTAAGCCCCCTAATTCGCCTGTCAACAATTTTTCCTTTATTTCAGGATTGTCGACTCTGATTACACAATTCCAGCTTCCAGCAGGAACGATTAATGTTCCGATGCTTTCATCAGCAGTGGAAATATAATTTTCAAGCAATGACACTTCCGGTATGGCGATGTCATCGTGTAAAACTTCAAAATTATCCTGATTGTTGAATGTTGTGAAAATTCGTTTGATTTCTTCAGCATGTAAGCAGTCGCCCTGACTGTCTGTAATGCCGTTCGGTATTACACAGCCCTTGACGTATAATGCTTTTTGCTTGCAGAGTAATGGCATAATATCAATCCTCCGGTTTTATAGCATTCGCTAATGGGTTAAAATGTAAAAATGAAAAGTGTAGTTAATTAATTTCGTAAGAACAGCCACATCCACAGATATTTGAACAATTATTGTGGTCTTGGTCTATATCCCCGGGAAAACGCAAATAATCAGTATCGCCGTTCTGACTGTTGACAACTTCAAATTTCTCAGTCAAAGGAATTGTCTCACCATCAAGGTCTTCATGACGAGTATTCTCAAGAGTCGACCAAATCCATGTTTTGGTCTGATTGACAGGTTCGTAGCCTTCACGGTCGGCTTGAGCATTTTCTAATTTGGCAACTTCATAATCAAGCCGATTAGTCTTATACCGTTCCAAATCCCTTGACAACTGGTTCAGTTCACGATAACTGTACTTCTTGTTATAGGACTCGCCACGTGCAAGATTGCGTTCAAGCCACCTCTGCCTTTTGGACGGAGGCAAATCCTCACCGCCCAATATGCACTTTCGCAGAACTTCCTTACGGCTGACCTGATGTGGCAGTTTGTCAATCAATGCCTCATATTTGGCAATGTCGACATCAGCATTGGTCATGACCTGTTCGATATAGTCAAGGTTCTTGACTACCCGTTCGGCTTCAATCTGTGACAGACTGTCCTTTACGCTGTTGATGACTTTTGCGGCTTCGGCTTCGGTTTCAACATTCCTTTGAATGACGGAATGTTTAAGTATCCGCTGCAAATCCTTGGCGGTTGCCAGTCGGTTCAGTGCACCGATTTCGGCGGCGATTGTGTCCTGATTATATGGATCGTATAGGTCGGTTGAAAACTCATCATTCCACGATAATATCTTCTTGTCGACGAGGCGGTTGTTGATTAATTGGATTTTGGTATGATTTCGCCTTTGGCCTTTCTGAATTGCTGCAATCCTACGATTTGCCAAGTAGTTTTTCAAATCGTGCTTATATGCAATTCTCATTCAAGTCACACTCCGTTGAGTTGTGCTTCTATGCTTTCGATTAATGCGAGGTCATCGTCGGACATTGTCTCGTTGAGTTCGGGGATTTTCCTAAAACTCCATAAGTCAGGGTTGACTGTGAAATCGTAATCGTTCAAGTCGATGATTGTCAGGTATTCGGATAATCCTTCAATCAGTTGTTTCAATGTCAATGCTCCATCATTCCATGCCTGACTGATAAGGCTGACTTCGGTTTCTCTCATGTCACTGAAAATCGGGACTGTCATTGCGACATCGACTTTGAGACTGTATAATTCGTAGATGAGTTCTTTGATGAACTGTTTGTAGATTTTCTGTTCGTTCATCAGGTTGAGATTGTATATCTGCCAAATCGAGGCAGTCTTATTGCTGTTCATTGACTCTTTGTCAGTATTAATCATCAGACGGACCAATGGAATATTATAATCGTTCAGTACGGCCTGCTGGCATTTGTCTCCAAGGTCGGACAGGTAACTGTGATTGCTGTTTGCGAGACTGACATAATCCAGACTGACTGGTCTGTTGGACTCAGTGAATATCACGGCGGTTCCGCTGTTGGCGGATTGCAGTTCACTGCTGATGACTTCCTCACGGGTCTTCTGTGCGACCGGATTGCCGTTCTCATCATACTTGATTGGCGGTGCAATCTGCGGTTCCAAGTTGATGTTCAGGATACCGCTTGAAATATTCCCGTTTGACACGGTTTTGTAATCGTTTTCGCTGATTGCGATTTCAGTGAGGATTTCCTGATAATCCTGTATCCAACGTGGCAGACTGAAAAACTGATAAATGTTGTCTCCGCCGATAAGTGATGCATGTGACAGTTTCTGTCCGTCGTAATGGACAAAATCGTCAGGGTATTTTTCACCCATTATCTTGAAGAAATGTATTTTGCTGTTAATCTGCTGTTTGAGCAGGTAAACGTCCATTCCCTGTACACGGTCACGGATTATCTTGCAGGTGTGGATTGGTATCTGTTTGAGTTTGAAACGGGTATTGTTCCAAGTGTATTCCAGTGCGGCCCAGCCGGCATAATTGTAATCGATGGCGATATAGTTCAGTTCATCTATATTGTCGATGAGATACTCGTTGATTTTTCTGACCTGATTGACGAGAGATTCGGAAGGTTCGTCCATTGTGTCAGGTGTCAGTGTTATTTCATTATAGATAACGTCTGCGGCAAGTATCCGGCAGCATTTCGCAACATGGCTGGAGTTCTTGAATACATATAAGCACTCATTCATTCCGATTGGCGGCTGAAGTTCGATTGTGGTTGTTGCCGTATCGGTGTTTTCGGACTCGAATGAGTTTTTGTTTTTCAGATTGTCGGCAATGCTCTTTCGTATCACTGCCAGTTCCTGATTGACAGGTTGTCCTTGAATAATCATGATATTATGCTCCTATTCTTGTTCCGACAGTCATTGTTGTTTGTCCTTTCAGTAAATCCTCCATAGCAATAAATGCATATCCGAGACTGTCCAGTTCATCCGGACTGGAATACTTTTTCATTTCCTCTTTGCTCGGATTGACATAAACATACTGATTAAATAAACTGTTCAATGGACTGTATTTGTCGATAAAATGATTCAATAAATCTTGATTGAAAAATAAACGGTCTTCATGTACGGCCAATGCATGAGGTTGTGCCCTCAAATATTTACTGCCGGTCGTACTGGCCCTGGTGTTTCTGATATTGTTTGCAGGTATCAAATCGCCCAGCACACCTTTCCAATAATCCAACGCCCTGTCACTGTCACTTCCAGGTTCAGCTTCAAAGTTAACCACGACAGGATTGAATCTCCGGTTCTTCATGATGAAATTCCTTAAAACAGAGTTGGCCTGCTGGCCTTTGACTGTCGAATTCAAATCAGTCAGAACCATCTTCTGATTTTCAAAAAATGTCAGACAGGACATCGCAAAACGGTCCTGACCATCACCAGCAGGGTCAATTCCAATAGTTGAGAACACCGGTCGGAATTCATCAGTCAAAGGAACGAGGTTCTTTTCAAGTCTGTCACGGTTAATCAAAAGACCAGTAAGTATCTGAATATCCCAATCACCATGCATCAATTGCTGTTTTGTCAATTCATCAAGCTTTTCAAGGGATTTACGATATTCTCCAGTATCAAGATAAACATTATCAGTATAAGCAGATTGTATAAACGGTATCGGACCAGTAATGAATCGGGCCTTTACCCATTCATGACCTCGACCACCGGGATTTGTACCTGCACGCATTCTCAAAGGCACATCAGAATCCTTGACTTTCCTCAGCCTTGAATGCAGATAAGTGTACTGCTTTTCGGTGAACTGAGTCAATTCATCAAATCCTATGAATTGAAGTTCCGAACCCTGGTACTGATCCAAATCATTATCATGAGCAAGATATCCGAAACTCAATGTCGCACCGGACGGAAACGTGAATGTTTTTGTCTGAGCATTCCAATGAACTTCGCCACTGCTGACAAATGGCGCCAACCATTTCTTTGCACGGTCCATAATAGCATTCGGCTGACTCAAATCCTGGTAAGTTCTACGAAGAATTAAAGCAGCATAATTCTTTTCATGAACATACTGCAATGCAGCCATCAGCAATCCGTCACTTTTGCCTCCTCCAGCCTGACCGCCATACAACAGTTCTTCCGAATCATATGTCAAAAAATCAATCTGCTGGTCAAACGGTTTTCGATGGCTTTCAGGAATATACTTGTTTTTATAGACCGTCTCGACAAGCAGGTTAGTCTGTCTTTTTAAGTCGTCTACTGATAAATCTTGAAATTGAATCTTCATTTTCTTTCAAAGCCTCCTCAGTAGTGATTCCAACATCGGCATTCACATTGGCATCAATGTTGATGTCATTGTTAGTTGTGGAATATCCATAAGCCAGACGGACCTGTTCATTTGCAACTTTCAATGTGGCCCCGAGTTCATACAGCATTTTGATTTTGCTCGCAAGACTGTACGGTTCGCCGTTTGTCTTGTACGGTTTCTCAGCTATTTCCTGAACCATATTTTTGCATTGAGTAACGATTGATTTGTAGGATTGGATTATCTCATCAGTAATGGCATTGAACTCTGCCTTGTCTTTTTCCATCTGTTGTATTCGCATATCCGCATCGTACAGTTCAGCACGTATTTTCCAACACCATTTTTCAGCATTTTTTCTCAAAGTTTCTTCGGTGACTTTTTGCCTATTGTTCACATTTTGTGAATTTTTGTGATTGGATTTTTCATTTAATATTTCGGCAACTTTCCTGTATGACCGTTCTTCCGGTGCAAGTTTAAGATAAATTTGAAATCTCGCAAACATTTTTGCAGATTCGCCTTTCATCGGTTTATCGTATGTTTTCTGCACCATTTGAAACACCATATCTATTTTTTGAAAATTACTAAAAAATTAACATTGTTATATTTTCAACTCTCTTAACAAAACAAAACTATATAAAATGAAATATAAGACCGACTATACCTACAATAATAGGAACGCCGACAACAACAGTATTCCTGAAACTCCTCTGACTTGCGATAAGGTCAGTCATTGTATCCTTTGTTTCAGTAACTTCCTTCTGCAGTTCATCGACCTTGTTTTCAATATCGTCAAATCGTTTGTTGTTGGCCTTTCTCTGCTCCTGTGACGCTCTTAATAATACTGTCACTTCTGTCACTTTCTCGATTAATTCGATTTGCTGCTGTCTTTCGGTCACCAATTCCTTGTTGATTTCATGAATGTCCTCTTTCTTGACATCCATTCTTGCTTTTAATTCTGCGACGTCCTGTTCGAGTAAACTGAACCGTTTCTCATAATAACATGTCTGTTGTTGATTATTGGTCATCCGCATCACACTCATATTCATCATTCAGGACAGGCTCTTCACCGGTGATGACGGTTTCCTGCCCGTTGTCGAGGAATTTGAATGTGTTCGGGTATTTGGCATCAATATATCCGATGATAAGGAAAATGAATGCTCCGATAACGGCACTTAATGTCTCCGCATCGACTCCGAAATTCAACCCGTTACTCGCAAGCAGTCCAATGAACCATCCCGCAACCATCATGCTTATCCATTTCACTATTGTTGAAATATTTCCTATGTCCATTTGTGTACACCTCTGAATCAAAGGATGAGAATGCCGTAGGGCAAGTCAATCCTTTGCCCCGCTACGTATTCGATACTGGCACGTGTAATAAGTCCGCATACTGTGCAGTATTCATATGACTTGTCATGACTTAAGGTGATTGTGAGCGTTTCGCATTCAGGACATTTTTCAGGGTTGAAATCATTGCACATAAAACATTCTTTCCTTATTAGTTAGTTAGGCAGTAGTAGTGGGATTATCGAAAAACCACTATACCTATACCCCTATGGGTATATTCAATCTAATTGATAAAAAAACTGATTAGTGATATTTACTCTAATAACACTATCATTATCAGTATTATCAACAACAAATATAATATATCTGTCATAAAGGATAATCCTCTTCACATCTTTGAGATTGACCTCATAATCGACTCGTTTGCGATAGTTTCCGAACTTGCCCTGCACAGTCATGTACCGGCAGTTCGTCATGATGAGCACATCATCTTCAGTCAGGTCACGGATCATGTCCGCAACTTCGGGATTGTCCTGGAGTTTTGTGCTTCGCCATTCGATAATCATCGTTTGCCCTCCCTTGACAGTATGTCGTGTTCGTCCTTGCCGTGACTGGTCGGTCGGATACGGCATTTGCCCATAAATGACAATAGGAGTCTGCATAGTATGACTTCGAAGACTGCATCGGTGAGACCGTACCTGGTGCATATGCGGTAATCGGTTAAACGTATTCCGGGTGTCTCTATTTTGATGAGGTAGAACATGAATGCGAGGATTATACATTCATCACTGCTTTTGCGGTGTAATGCTCCGAAATCATCGTTGAACTCGTCAATCATATATCTGATGACCTTAATCTGATTAGTGTTGAGTTCGATTGGGATTTCCAGCAATAGTTCGTCGAATAATAGATGGCGGTTCTTGCGCCATGACTCGTATCTTATCTTCTTTTGCGTTTCAGGATTTCGTCTTTCGCCTTTGACGTAGTTGTCTTCGTAGAGTTTCAGGAGAAATCCAATGTCTCTCATTCCGGCACCTCCATGATGTCATTGACTATATGATATTCGACGATGAAGTCGTATGCGTAGAAGCTGGTGCTTCCGCAGTCATGCTTGATTTCAATGTAGTTCTGATTGAACCTGATTTCACGAACGTTTTTGAGGCTGATTACTGTGTGGCTGTCCCGATAGTATAACTGCAGGACGAGTTTGAATTCCTTGTCCGTTCCTGCCAGTCTGTCCACTATGTCGAGACAGATGTCCGGTGCGTCCGGATGGGTGTATGTTTCAATCATCGTATCGCCTTCATTATGATGCCTGCTGTTTTCGAACCTATCCCTTTTATTCCCTGCAGGTCATCGTTTGTCATGTTCAGGAGGTCTTCAAGACTGCAAAGGTCCAGTGACTCGACAATCAGTTCCGCCTTTTTGTCGCTGATGTGTTTGATGTTCATCAGGAAGTTGAATGCGGGATTGTCGGTTTTTGTTTCGAGTCTCTTGACGATGTGTTTGTTGTCGAGGCATTTTCTGGCCTGTGATTTCATATACTGGAATGCTTCGGTTTCATTGTTGGCCTGTATTACGGTTGTGTATGTGTTGAGTCGGGCTATGGCTCCGATGAATTTCCGTTCGTCGAAATAGAGACTGGGATTGCCGAGACTTCGTAGTCTGTTGATGTAGCCTCTGCGTTCCCGTTCCGTTCCGACGATGATTATGAAATGATATTTGAATATGGTGGTCTGATCGATAGCCTGATTGAACACTCTGCCGGATTTAACTGACTGTACAAAATCGCTGATAGTCTTATACTCGTAGACAACCTGATTGTCGAATATATAATCTCCGATAGGCAGTTCCATCACTCTGACGTCATCGTTGGAGTAATATCGTTGTGCATGTTCAATCCTTGACTTTTTTTCTCTGTTGTCGATTTTTATAAGCATTTCTCAAATATTCCTTTCTGAATTTGTCCGCATTGCGCTGGGTCCAGCCGTGTTCATCAAGATAATCCCTTAAACCGATTGCCTCTTCTTCCGTGTAGCAGTAGACTTGCAGGAATACGGATTTGTTCCGTTTGGCGACAATCCACCGGTCATGCCGTGGAGCATAAAAGTAATAAACCGGTTTCTTCCTTTTGTCATCAGGCAAATCACCGTTCTCGACAGCATGTCTCCTTGCCTGTTTGTAGGTGTTGTTCGACCAGTCCAGCCGTTTCAGGAGTTCCGGTTTTCTGATATCAGGGTCAAGGTACAGTTCTATGAATTCATCGTACTTGTCAAGATATCTTGGTTTGGTGTCCTCGACAATGTTGAAGTTCGCCATTTTCATTCCGTCTCTAACCTTGGAGCGAGGAGATAACCCAATGTGCCGCCATTGTCAATGAATTCAATCTTGATAGGTGTATCGTTGCCGAGATGGATTTTGCATTTATCACTGAATTTGCTTGCCCTTAAAATGTCTTTGAGCTTTGGAATGCTGAATGAGGATTTACAGTATTCCTTGATGTTTTCACCGTGCAAGTATTTGACTTCGGCATCGCCCAAATCGGCATCGGTTGTTGTTATGAAGTAATCCTCATCGACACTGAAATTGAGTCTGTCGGCAAAGACTTCCATGTCGCCGATTATGTCCTTTAAGAGTGACGGTGGCAGTTCGATTGTGCATGGGAATTGTATTATCGGCGGTTCGGGGTTTTCATATTCAAGGTCCAGTTGTCTGATGCGGAATGTTCTGTCGGCATCGCCTTTGAAAACGAGTGTGAGATTGTGTTCGTCTGTTTCGATTTCCAGTGTGTCTGACGGTTTGCATTTTTTGAGGATTTTATGGAATTCGGTACAGTCGATTGCAATCTTTTCAGGTGTCTGGCAGTCGAAGATGTCGAATAATGTTTTGTTCAGATCCATGATGATGAATGTGATGTGGTCTCTGGATAATGCTCTGAGATACAGTCCATCATTGTCGCAGGTCATTGTGATTTCGTCGACTATGTGGCTGATGGATTCGAATGCCTCTTTGAGTATTTTGTTGTTGATCAGTTGAAGTTTCATGATGATGGTTTTTGTTTCTGGTGTTGTGTTATTGTAACTTTTGATGTGTGTATTTTTCGAGTCTTTTGTATGCTTGGTATTCCTCGTTGCTCATTCCTCTGTTGCAGTGGTATTTGGTGAGGTTGAGTATGAGTTTGAGGTCTTTTTGATGTTGGTTCAATTAGACCACTTCCTGCTTAATGATTTATCTGAAAATACTGTCTTTTCCTGACATTCCTTCAATCCGCTTATGTTGTCTTTGAAGAACTTTAAGCAGTAGTCTTTTTTCGGATTGTAGTTGTCGCAGTTCAGGTGTATGTTTTCCCTGCAGTTGTCGCAGTAGTATTCGCTATTTCTGCATCTGTAATCTCCGTCTTCATTGATGTATCTGTATTCGCAGTCTTTGAATTCAATAGTCATAATTAATCCTCCTCTGGAAAGAATTCATTTTCCAATAGTTTAAGATAGATGTTCTGTTCGTAAGTATGTCCCATTGTGGACGATGCTATGCAGTGCAATAGTTTAAGGACATTCAGTTGATAGCCGGTAAGATTATCAATCTCATCAGCCATTTCGGTTTCGGTGTAGAGTTTTGCTTTTGTATCTACTCCATAGTTACCAGTTTGTTTCATTCCACATCACCTTTCAATATAATTTCAACATTTCCTCTTGGTTTTTCAGTATAGTAAAAAGCCCCTCCTCGCAGATAACCACGATAATGCTTCATACCAAACATTGAAATTGGATTATTTAAACAACTTAACCAAAATTCATTATCTGACCAACCACCAGTAATCATTACCCATAATCCTTTTTCAACTTCTTTTACAACACCATAATGTTGTAGTTTGTCTTTTGCATATGCTATAACTCCACAGAATCCTTTTTCTTTATAGATATCATTAATGTGTTCTGCTTCTGCAAATTCTTCTTTATCATATGTTTTAAGTTCATCTAATCTTCTTTTTAACTGCTCGTTCTCATTTTGTAGTTTAACAATCTGTTCTTCAAGTGTTGAACCAACATCGTGGAGTTCAGATTTTAACAGCTCATTCTCTTCAATAAGTCTTCCAATGTAACCAGTAACATTATCTTCTACTGCACCTAAAAATAAATCCACATCTCTCATTAAAGTACGAACCGTAATATCAACTTCATCTTCCTTGAATAATCCAGTAAAGTATTTTAATTCATCGATTGTTCGTTTAAGTAATTGCAAAGCATAATTCTCATCTGAGAATATAGTCTGTTCATTCAGTTTATTCATAACTTCTTCACCAGTCATTATGCTGTCTGTTTCATCAACAAGGTAATTATCGAACATCCAAGATGCAACATCACCATCACTATCAACGAAATCAAATATTACTTTATCCACATCGTTTAAATCGAATATTGCATAACCTCGCACATCAAGCAGATTATCACAATAAA